CCGCGAGCGTCTACGTTCTGATTGATCGTGATGCCGCCACCGCGTCCCTGCTGCGCCGGCGTCTGCACGATCACCCGCTCACCCGGCGTCGCTTTGAACGCGACGAGCTGCGAGTCGGTGCCGCCATTGCCCCCGACCTTGAAATCGCCGCCTTGCGCGAAGCCGAGCAGACTACTCAGGCCGCCCAGGATGCCGCCCGTGCCCTTTTTCGTACCGATCCAGTCGAACAGCTTGGCGGACCACTTATCCGCTTGCACACGGCGGATCGTGTCGAGGAACGACTTCGCCATACCCTTGACGCCATCATCGAACGGATCGAACAAGAAGTCCGCGAAAGCGTCTTGCATGTTGCGGGCAGCCTGTTCGGCATACGGCGTCAGTTCCGTGAACGGCTCTTTCAGCGCCTCGCTCATCCGATCGGCAATGCCTTCGGTGGACTCCAGAATCGAGTCGCCGAACTGGTCGAAGCGCGTGTCCTCGAACTGCTGCGGGTCGATGCTGAGCAGGCCGGTCTTGGACAACTCGCGACCGATTTCATGCGCGCGTACAAGGCCCTTGGCGTATTCGTCCAGCGCCGCGGCGGCGTCTTTGGCGGCTTGCACGTCCCGTTTCAGGGCCTCGGCAGCGCCCGAAGCAGTCGCTTTCGCGAGATCGTCGAAGGCTTTGTTCTGCGACGTGCCGAGTTTTCGGGCCGCATCCACGTCGCCGAGGTCGCGATAATCTGGGAACCCGCGCCCTTGCGGCCCGCGACTGTCGAGCTGCGGCGCTTTGTCGATGATGCCCAGAGCCGTGAGCGCGCGAGCCGCGACGATGCCCCACGCGATCCCGAGCGCGCGTACTTCCGTCACCATACGAGACGTGAGATCGGCGCCTTGGCGCATCGAGTCGCGCAGCGCTGGGTCCTTCGCAGCTTTGTTCAGCGCTTCAAATGCCTCAACCGTCAACGGTCCCGCGCGCTTCATGTCCGCGAATGCAGCGTTCGTTTCGGCGAGTGTTTTCGCGAAGTCCGCGTTGCTTTTCGCCAGATTCTGGATCGACGCGTCGGCGAAGCGGGCCGCGATGCCCCAAGCCTTCAGCGCGAGCGCGCCGACGCCAATCGCTTTCAAGCCTTTCGAGAGCTTGCGCGCACCCTTGTCGATGTCATCGAAACCGCGCTTGACCGACGCAATAGCGCCCTTCGTCTTGTCGTCGGCGGTGATGACATAGCGGGCGGTGGCGTTAGGCACGGAGCTTGTTCACCCAGGTTTCGATGAGAGACATGGTTTCGATATAGGCCGCCGGCTGATCGGATAGCCCGCCAGACACCCACAAGTGACCGCTGCGGTAGTGATGCAGCAGATCCAGCATGAGCGGCCAGTCATCGGGTTGATCGCGACGCGGGCAACGATTGGTGCTGAACACGTCCTTCACTTCCCACTTGTTGGGAATGGGGTTCACCCCATCGCGACAGTCGCAGTTTCCGCACGGTGCCCAGTCTGGGATCAGGGCGACTGCGATCGCCCCTATGATTTTTTTGGGTCGCTGACCCGCGCGCGATTGGCGATGAAGGTGCCGAGGTGCATCAGCAGCGTAGCGTTGCGCTCGTCACTGAACAGGTCGTCGAGCGCCGCGAGACTGAACGCTACCGACGCACCGTCAACCGTGATGCCGCGCCAGTCAGTGACGGCCGATCGCACCATGCGTGCATAAGCATCGCCGTAGTCCTCGGACTCGATGGCCGAATACGCGCTGAGTTTCTGCGCGGCCGTGAGAGGCTTGCACAGAAAACCTGCATCCTCGTAATCGAACCACGCCGGTTCGAGTTTTTTCGCGAGTTCCATCAGGTGAACGCCAGCGTGAATTCGGTATCGATCGTGCTGGTCTCGTGCAGACCGAACGAAAAGGCATTGGTACGCACACCGGAATCATCGGCCTGCGTGATACCGCGATAGTGCATCTGCCCGGCTGTCAAGGCGATGCGATTGCCAGCTGTCCCGCCGAGCGTCCCAGACGCAAAGGCACGAGCCGTCCCGGCTGCCAGATCGGCCCACGGCGCGAGCGTCGCCACGAGCTCGGTGTGACGGTTCACTTCCAGCGTCGGATCGCGACCGGCAATCATCACCTGCCCGTAGCCCTCGCTGTCGTTCAGGTTGTCCGGCACGATGATCTCGTTGTTGAGATTCAGCGTGTAGTTCTGCACGACGAGTCCGCTCACCCCACCAATGGTCGTGGCGAGCCCCTTCACCGCTTGCGGCACGGTCGCGTCATACGTCGGTGTCGGCAGCGTCTGATCGGTCGGTGCGCCCGATCGCTTACCGAGCATGGTGAACCGCGCGAGCAGAATGTCGCCGGTCGTCCACACGAATTCCACGTTGCCGCGACAACCGAGCAGGATGTGGCGTACTTGCGTATTCGCACCGGCTGCCGCTTCATGGTAGTAGATCGTGCAGCTTTCCAGCCCTGACGATCGCGGCGCATACGTGTCGGATGTGGCAGGGACATTCGTCACCTGCAGCCCGCAGGCGCGAAGGAACACGTCGATCTCCGGCGCTGTTCCGGCCGTGCCTGAGCCTTTCACCTCGCACTCGAAGCTAATCGCCTGCAGCATTCCGCCGTAGATATGCTGCAATTCCCCGAGGCTTGTGCGAATCGCACCACGCTGCACCATGCGCAGCCGATCCGGCTGATGCGTGATGTTGCGCACGAGCACCGTGTCGGTGCCTGCGAACGCGCCAGGATCGGTGCCGTAGGTCGATTCAATTCTTGCCTGAATCAGCTCCCTCTTGATTAATCCATGAGCCATGTCAGTTTCCTCAGTTTACATTTTGATCCAGCAGGAAACCTGCAAAAGCATTCTGCACGTTGCATGCTGCGTGTTTAAGCAGATATGAACGCGCGCGGTCTACTCCGGCAATATCATCTCCCAACAAGCCGAGAGCGTGATTGCATTTACTGCAGAGCCACCCGCGGAATGCGCCGGTCTTATGATCGTGATCCAGATGCAGAGTGCCGTGCTGCTTGCCGATGCCCTGTGGCGGACCGCCGCAGCACTCGCAAGAAGCCGGCTGCGGACGCGTAGGTTCAGGTAGGCCGGCGCGCTTTCGCTTGTGCGCTCTAGCTTGCCAACGGGCCTTCTCTGCGTTGGCGGCATACCAATTGCGTGCGCTCTCGCGGAGTTTTTCTATATTTGCCGCACGCCATGCTGCACCGTTGGCCGCGTGCCACGCGCGACTCCTTTCGCGTATCTTTTCGCGATTGGCCTCTCGATATCTGATCTCACTTTCGCGCGATTTCTCTGGATTCAACATGCGCCATTTGCGAGTACTTTCTCGCTTACGTTCGCGCCGCTTCTCTAGATCCACGGAATCCAGATAAGTCATCTAAATCTTTCCTAATTGGGATCGGTGAAGTTCATGCGGTAGCGCACGACCCACCGCGTAGAGAGGCTGCCGACGAGACGGGCGCCACCCGCGGCAAGGTCCGGCGCGCTGGCGCCGCCGTATGCAGTGTCCGTGACGAAGGCAAGACCGAGTGTCACGTCGGCCTGTAGTGCCTGATGAATCTGCGCACGTAGCAAAAGCAGCGATTCGAGCACGTCGTCTTCGCTGTCGCCTTTGGCGATGGCGTCGACGAGCATCTCTTGCAGCGAATCGATGAACTGCATCGAACCCTGCCCACCGTCTGCGACGGGCGTGTCCGTGCCGACACGCACCGAGATCGCCGGCAGTTCCTGCTCGTCATCGTTCAGCGAAAGGACGCGATGTCGGTAAACACTGGCCGTTGTGGCCTCGGCCGCAATCAAATTCCTGGCGGCATTGACGACCTGCAAGGCGCGGTGCATGTCATTCCTTCAGGATGAGGGTCGACATTCCCGTGCCGTCCGGCTCGTGGCGCAGCAGGCGATAAGTCGCGTTGCACACGTCGAGCGCGGCGTCTTTGCGAAGCGACTGAACGTCGCTGGTCCGGCACGTCAGGCGCGGGCCTCGTTCTTCGACATCGATATCCGCAGCAGCGATGCCGAGGTAGCCGTTGTCAAAGATCGCCCAGAACTCGCCGGCGTCGTGGCGCACTGGCACGGCTCCGCACGACTTGAGCATGCGAAGATTGGTCGCGTCGGAGATGAGCACGGGAGAAAGGGCCGGGTTTCCCCGGCCCCGCTGTCATCAGGTCTTGGTCGCGTTGCCCGGCGTGAGCTTCACGAGGCACGTGGTCTCGGTGTTGAGACCCGCACGCATCGCGATAGCACCGCCGGTGATGTCGCCAGTCGCCGGGGAGGCCGCCGAGTCATCGAACTCGCCAGCGCCGGCAGCGGCCGAGACGTCGAAGACCAGCTTCTCGCCGATCGCAAACACGGCCGCCGAGACCTTGGGCAGTTCGAACACGCCCTCGATCGCCACCGGGATCGTATCGCCAGAGCCGCCGCCCTTCAGCGCCACGCCCAGCGTGTGGCCGGTTACCACGACCTGGCCGGAGGTAATCGTCCCGCCAGCCACGTAGTTCATCACGTCGCCACGGGCGACGAACTTGTCAGTCATCGAAGTTCTCCTTCAGGGAGATGGAAAGAAAGGGGGCCGCGAATGCGGCCCCAAGAATCATCAGATCGCTCGATCGACGGCCTATCAGGCGCCGTCGTTCAGATACCCCGCACGCCAGTCGCCGCAGGCGATGCCGTAGTCGAGGCGCACCTTGAACTTCATCGAGTCGGTGTCGAAGTCCACCATCTCGTCGAGGAACGGCGTCTGCACGCCGTCCAGGAACACGACCTCGAAGGCCGCGATGTCGTTCGGATCGGCGAAGAGGTACCAGGGCAGCGCCGAGTTGATGCCGTCGAGGTACGGATCCGTGACCAGCGTGAGCTTCGCGACATCCGCCGCGTAGTTCTTTTTGCCCGGATTCGCCTGCGAGCTGCCGAAGTCCGACGTCGAGTTCAGCACCGCCCAGGCGATGTCCTCCTTCGTCGCCGAGCACAGCAGCACCTTCGGCAGGATGTTGAGCGTCTCGCGCACGCTCTTGTCCTTCTGCACGCGCATGGTCTTGCGACCGAGCGCGATCGACGCGGTCGTGATCGCCGTCCCGCTGTCCGTCAGGTTCCCGTGGCCACTGCCAGAGGCCGAGGGTGCGTTGGCGTTGAAGTACTGGCCGCCATCGCCGCTCGTCGGGCCGTGATTGCTCGTGCCGCCCGTCAGGAACGCATAAGCGTCTGTGTTGACGCTGCGCGCCGCCGCGCGGCCCATGAGGAACGCGCGACGCGTGAAGCCACCCAGGTCGTCATTCACGACCATCTGACGAGTGAGCAACAGCGCCTTGCCCTTCGTCACCGCCTGCGCGCTCTCGGCCTCTTCCTTCAGGCCGCCGTAGGTGTACTCGCCGCCCTCGACAATGGTGTCGAGGTTGTTGAACGAGCCGAGCTGGATGCGCGAGTGGACCTTGAAGTCCGAGACCTGGCCAGCAGCCGCCCACTGCTGCCACGTGTTCGGATAGTTGCTGTACGCATTGCGCAGCACCTTGCCGGCCGTGTTCGCGAGCAGCGACGGGAAGTCGCTCGTCGTCTGCGAGGCAAGCACTCGTCGCGCAATGCCATCGCGCGTGAGCCCCTTGACGCTGATGCCGCGAATGCTCAGCGCCTTGGCGGCCAGATCGGACAGCGTCATGCCGCTGTACTCGTTGCCGCGATCGGGCCGCGCTTCGAGGCCAGCGCGGATGGCCAGCGCCTTACCGGCGCCCTCCATGAAGCCCTCCGAGGCATCGCGGCCCGGCGATACCGAGGCCAGCGGCTCCACACCGTCCCCGAGCTTCGCCAGAAGGCGGGCTCGTGCAGCATCGGCCGAGATCTTCGGATCATCGATGCACTCGTCGAGCAGCTCGCGGTGCGCGTCGGAGAACACTCCGAATGCATCACGAATCTGCCGGCGGCGTTCCGTTTCCGCCTTGATGGCGGTCTGCTCACCTTCGCGGCGAGCGTTCTCGAGGTCGGCGTTTTCCACCGACGCAGTTGCCTTGTCAGGCATCGTCGTCTCCTTACGGGGAGTTGCGTCGGCTTTCACCGACTGGAAGGCCGCCGCGGCGATCCGCAGCGGAGTTGAATCCGTCTTGCGACGGAAATCAGAGGCGAGGCGCGCAAAGCGCTCGCGATGCTCGGTATGCAGCGCGGCCGCTGCTTCGTCCTGCTCGGTCTCCGCGGCCGCAGCCTCGTCCGCAAAACCCTTCTCGACCGCCTCGGTGGCGGTCAGCCAGGTCTCGGCATCGAGCATGGTGCGAATCTCGGCGCGCGCGAGGCCTGTGCGCTTCTCATATACGTCGAGCAGTGACTCGCCGACCTTGTCGAGCATTTCCGCGACGCCGCGCATGTCATCGGCATCGCCAATCGCGACGGTCCACGGGTTGTGAATCATCATCATGGCGCCTTCGCCCATGCGAATCGTGTCGCCGGACATCGCGATCACGGAGGCGATGGAAGCGGCAACGCCTTCCACGACGACCTCGACGCGCGCCGGGTGATCTTTCAGCGCATTGAAGATCGCCAACCCATCCCACACGGCGCCGCCCGGCGAGTTGATGCGAACGAGAATTTCGGCCACGTCACCCAGCGCCTTGAGATCGGCGTCGAAGCGCTTCGACGTGAAACCGTCGCCGTACCAGTTCTCCCCGATCGGCTCATGGATCAGAATCTCCGCGCGGCCGCCCGCGCGGGCAAGTACTTGAATTGGCACTGTGACTCCTTATGCCCGCAGTGAGGGGCGGACGGTGTTGAGCAGATGGGGGCCGCGCGTCAATGCATCGGCGGCCTTGCGCCGCCGTGCACCCTCGTCGGCACCACGCTCGAGCGCCGCGGCGCCGTCCATGAACTGGATGCCGAGACGCTCCATTTCGGCCGCGTCTCGCACGATCTCGCGGTTGACCTGGTCCGGGTTGTCGCCGCGCGCACGGATAACGCTCGAGCGCGAGGTAAGCCGCCACTGCATCGCGAGGATCTGCGCGTTGACTTCCTTCTCCGGATCCACCCACGGCATGGCCGGCCCGGTGTGCGTGCAGTCGTACAGGGTTTCCCGGTTCACGCCGGCCGGCAGGATCAGTGCGCCACTCGCAAGCGAAGCGTCGACAAGCCCGTCCCAAACCGGCTGGCAGTACCGATAGACGAACGGCGACGCCAGCATCTGGTAGAGCATGTAGTGCTCGACCAGCTCCTGGCGCTGCGCCGAGTAGGTCCCGTCGTAGTTCTTCGAGATCGACGAATACGACGAGCCGGCGCCAGCAGCGATTGCCTTGAGCTGAGCGTCGCGAAACGGAATCAGCGCATTGTTCGGCCGCTTCGTGTCGATCGTCTCGACGGATTCTCCGGGACGCAGGTCGTCGAAGATGATGCCGCCCTCGAACTGCATCTGACGTGCCACCGGCAATCCATCGGCGCCGATCTCGTCCGGCGCTTCATATCCATCCGGCGAGCCCTTCTTGATGACCGCCGCCATCGCGGCTGCCACGCGCGCCGCCAGTCGCTCGTCCTCGTCGACTCCTTTGATGTCCTCGAGGCGATTGATGATCGTGGCGAACACCGACATGCCGCGCACCTGGTGCAGGCGCTTTCGAAAGGCCAGGTGCATCATGCGATCGCTCGGCACGCGCTTGCGCTCGGCCGTGACCATGATGCCGTCGCCCGGGTGATGCTTGAATACGTGATACGCACGCGGCCGCCCCCATGCCGAGAGCTCAACACCCTGGGTGATGCCGAGTGCCGAGTCGCTGTAGTCGACCGGCACGAAGTCCGCCTCTAGCGCCTCGAGCGAGTACGGCACGATCGTCCCGTGATCGAGGCCCGGGACCGTGCCGATAATGCGCTGCGTGAAGCACTCACCGTCCCTCAGCCATGACCGCGCGGTCACGCTTTGCTGACCGTAATAGTCGTGCTGTCCCGTGACTTCCGGGAAGAATCGCCAGTCCTCGAAGATCTGTAGCAGCCGGCGATTGACGACCTCGGCCGGCGTGCCATCGGCCATCATCACTTGCGGCTCCGGCTGAATGCCGGTGCCCACGACATTCGCGACCAGAACGTCGAGGATGCCAGAGGCGATATCGTAGTTCTCGTCTAGGTGCCTCGCTGTCGTACGGATCGGCACGATGGCCCGTTCGTTAAGCGCGTTGGCACTACGTCGGTCGGTGCGCGTCTTGCGCATCCGCGAGGGCTCAGCGGCCTCGTAGTACGCCCTGAGCCCCTTCGCGTAGCGCTCACGCATCAGTGCGCGACGCGGCGAGAAGGCGCCGACGATGTATCGATTGAACCAGCTCATGAGAACTTGGCCAGCTTCATCCCGATGCGGGACATGCCGGCGGCTCGACGCTGCAACTCGGTCACGATTTCCTGCCACCGGAATATTTCTTCATCGAGATCGGCGGCGCTCCTGTAACTAACAGACCGGCCAGCAATACTGACGGACCCGATATTCCCCGCTGGATCGCAGATCTTCTGCTCGATGAGCCAGTCTAGAATCTGCTGAGCTTGTGCGAGCGTGATGCCACTCATCGGCGGAAATTCCCTCTGCGAACAAAGCGACCCGTTGACCGTTGCACGGCTTGCGCTGGTGGTGGCGCAGCGTGAATCACTTGTGCCGCCGCTGCCTGCGAAGCGGCTTCCCGTCTCGGCTTTACTCGCGTATGCAATCCGAGCGAGTACGCCATCGCCACCGCCCCGGCTTCGCAGTCGAGGTAGTGGTTGTCCTTGCGGACCTTCAGCCACACGGCATGGCCGGAGGGCTTCAGCACGCGCGCTTCAGCCGTGACTTGCTGGCAGTAGTCGTCGGTCACGTCCTGCGGCACGGACCAGCCCCCAGGCTGATCTTTCGGCCACTCGAATCTCGCGTAGACCCACGACTTGAAGAAGTCGGTGTCCATGTGCCAGAGCTGCAGGCCGTTCTTCACGACCTTGCCGCGCACCGTCACGTCGATCAGCGACGGGCTGAGCGGCTTCGCCATCCGATCGCGGCCTTTCGTCGGCAGCGCCCAGCCCTTGTATCGGCGGCAGAACTCGTAGATCCGGTTGTCCGGCGTGCGCTTCACGTCTCCCGGCCGATACCCCGAATCGATGCCGATGCGCTTGATCCGAATTTCGCGTTCGCCGAACTTGCGGTCCCGAAACTCTCCGAGCTGCTGCCATACGTCATCGAGCTCGGTGTCGCCCCACAGCTCGCCCGCCTCGATTAGCCAGGACTGCATGCCGGCGCCCCAGCCGCGAATGGCGTAGATCAGCCGATCCTTTTGTACGTCGATGAACGCAGTGATCGACTCAACACCGGGCGGCACATCGCCGCTCGTGTACTCGCCGCACAGATCCCGGATTCGTTGCCACGGGGGCGCTTCGCCGCCCACGCGGTACAGTTCGCCAAACGCAGTGTTCAGCACGCCCCGGATACGATCCGGATCGCCGCTGGCAACCGCCTTGATCCAGTCGGATGCCCGCTTGCCGAACGTCACCCAAGGCGACATCAGTGCAGACGCCCAGAACGACGCATCCGACGCTTCCGGCGGCTCGCCGACCACCACGCCGTTCTCGACCTTCTGCCCGGGCGCTAGGTAGTGCCCGCGCTCGTTCATCCAGGTCTTCTTGTGATCCTCGATCTGCGTGCCGCAGCGCGCGCACGTCAATCGTGACTCTCGAAGCGCCTGACGCGCCGTGGCGCCTTTCGGCCACCACAGCAGCTTGAAGCGCGGGACGAAGTATTCGTCGCACTCCGGGCATGGCACCGCCCACTCGAACCGCGTGCCCTCCTGCCATAGCTTCCAGGACGGGCTCGCAATGTCCTCGGGTTTCGCCACCTTCCAGTGCTCGATCCCCGTGTCCGGGTGAATGTAGGTCTCGACGTTCCCTTCCGTGGGCGTCGACGTGACGATCAGCCGGCCGTCGGGATACGTCGCAATGCGCGCCTCGGCGAGCGTGAGCGGGTCGCCTTCCCCGGGGATCGGCTCCATGCGATCCACCTCATCCGCGAGCACCGTATGAGCCGGCTGCGAGGCGAGCTCTGTTGGAGAACCCGCCCACGCCAGGCGCAACGTGACGCCCGCAACGCGCTTGACGAGCTTCTGCGCGCGCCTGCCGTGCAACGTCTTCGACCACAGCGACGGCGCCGATCGCAGCATCTGCGCGACGCGCGGCTCGATCACGCCATCGATGTTCGATTTCGTCGGGCCGAAGTACAGAATCGGCGCCGGATCATCATCCAGCTTGTGGCCGATGACGTTGAACAACGCCTCGGTCTTGCCCATCTGAGAACCCATGATCGCCGTGACCCGGCGATATCGAGGGTCGGAGCACGCCTCGACGATCGGTATGCAGTACGGGGTTCTGCTACTTCGCCACCTTCCGGGTTCGGCGCTTCCTTCGGGGAGGCGTCTCGTCTGATCCGCCCACTGACTCGCCGTCCGGTTCGGTGGCGGCTTCTCGATGCTCGCCACTTTCCGCAGCGCGCCCAAGAGCATCGGCAATGCCAAGCGTGAACTTGGCGATACTGTCTCGAACCTCACGCAGCTCTGCCAGCAGTCGAGAGCGGTTGATTCCGGGATCGGTACTACCGAGGAATTCATGCGCCAGGCGACCCGCCACAGCGTCGTGCAACTGCGCCATGTGCGCGGCTTTCGCCATCCATATTTCTTCCACAACGGCTACGTCGATCAGCCGGCCGCGCTGCGTTTCGTTCTGCATCGCGATCTTGTCGGCCTGCTCTTTCGCCAGACGTTCGCGCTGCGAGCCCGCCGGCTCACGGCGGTCTACGACCCACGGAACCGCCAGCGCCGGATCTATTTCGACGCGAACGCGCTGCCGACCCGTGCGTTCGCACGGCATGCCCTCGTCCATCCAGTTAGTCACCGTCGCCCGCGAGACCCCGCAGAGCGCAGCAAATTCCGCCGCGCTCAGCTTCGGGAGGTTCATAATTCAGTGACTTTTCGGATCATGCATCCAAGAAAACGGGGGTCCGAACTACCCGTATTTGGTGCGGTGCGGGAGTACCTTTTGATTTCTTCCCAGTGCACCACACGTCATCCTGTCGCCCTTCTTAGAGTTGCATGAGCGACATGACACCACCGCGTTCTCTATCGCTTTGCGTCTGGCCTCTGGGTTGCGCGCATACCATGCACGCACAGCGTCACGCTTCCGGGCTTGATCAGCGTACGGCATCAACCCCTCGCCGTCGCGATCGCATGGCGCATCGCCAGTGCGAACTCGATCGGGAATCGCATCCGCGCTGACTGGTCCGCGATCTCGTAGAAGCGCAGCCGCTTGCGATAGCGCGCCCGGGGTGTGAACAGCAGCACTGGCCTGATGCTCGACCCGAATCCGAGTTCGGTGCGCACATACACCCCCGGCTTCAAGTGCTGGGTCCGCTTGTTCGGCGGCCACGTGCTGAAATAGAACTGGGCCCGCTTTGTTCGGGATCGACGGCGTCGACCCCTTGACCTGTCTGTGGCCCACTGCAACGGGTCACGAGTCGATCTCAAATCAGCCAGAATCTTGACTATCTGCCCCTTGCTGGCGTTGCCTTGGGCGTCCGTGGGCATGGCGGATGTCGGGATGGCGTAGTAGCCAGCGGGCATCTTGCCGGATCGAATCAACAGATTCTCGAACGCCTTCTGGCGTCGCGCGCCCCCATAGATTTGCGGGCTCAGCCACTTGATTGGCGGACGAGATTTGAGCGCCTCGTCCTTGATCTTCACCTGCGCCCAGAGCCGCTGCTTGGTGGCAGTGCGCACCCATGTAGAGTTGAGGGTGAAGCGCGTCGGCCTGTCGAAAACCCGAGGGATTTCCTCTTTGATCTTCCGCTCGACGAACTTGGCTGTTCTCGTCAGCGCTACCGCTGTCGCATACGGGGTCTGCCGCATCGCCACGTCGGAGAGGTGGCGCGTGATTTGCGACACGTCGCCCCTAACGTCGAACGTCAGCATTCAGCCCTCTACCGCTATGCGCACGATCTGCTCTTTCGTCTCCGCGCTCACTGCTTTCGCACTTCTACGCGCTGCCTGGCTACACGCTGAAGCCCGTTCAGAATGAACGTAAACACCGCGTCATAGTCTTGGCCTAATTCGCCGCCACTGTAGGTAGCGATGATCTCGCGCGAATTCTGGGCCGCGACACTCGTAATCGTTAACCCCGTGGGGTCCGACAGCGCTTGCGGCGAACTGATGGGGCTGATGCCGTTCACATCCGCCGCTCTGCAAGTCCATGTGACCGATCCATCCGTGAACGTCGTCCCGATCGCACTTGTCGGGCTCGGCTGTCTCGACCCAGTCGTGCCAGCCGTCGTGCATTCGTATGAAAAGCCGGTGCCGCGCTTGAAGCGAATGAACGTTCCCAATGCGACTGGCACATCTCGCGTCCAGAACGACACGCAATAGTCATATGCGTCAAACAGGACTGGCAGACTCTCAGCCGGGTCCTTGACGACACTCGGCAGCCGAAATGTGACGGTCTCGCAGCTCATGATGCCCCGCGAAAGTAGAATCGGCTCGGCGTCGCGCGCATCTTGAATCTGCGCCGGTTCGCGATGACCACCTCGCTGATGTCGAGCAGTGTCCCGCTCGCCCCGAACGCCATGCTCGCCTGCCCGGCGATCGCGACCTGCTGACTCGGTGTTGCGCTGGCCGAGAGGATCATCGCAGCATTGCCCAGCATGGCTCCCGTAGCGTAGAGCGTGCCGATAGTGTCGATCTGAAGCGTGCTGGCACCAGCTATGTCGCCCGAAGCCGTTGCCCCGAGCGTGCCCGTGAGATCGAATGCCATCGCACCGAAACCAGCGAGTCGACCCGCGCCGAGCAGCGTACCCGCGCCGCCGAACACGATCTCGGCCGATCCTGATGCCTCAGCTTGTCCGGTCAGAACGCCCGTCGCCGACAACACCAGGCTCGCCGATCCCGTCACGTCAGATGAGACGTTAAGCGGGAAGATGACGAGGCGGTCGGTATACGCTCGCCAGTCAACTTCTTGCGTCGCCCATCGCTTCGTCGGCTGGTACATCAGCGGGCTGTACGCCTGCTGCAACGTGCCGGTGGCCGACAGGTCGAACTGCATGCTGATAGAGCCGACCAGTACGCCCGTACCAAGCAGCGTGGCATTCGCGTCAATCAGCATGCCCGTGCTGCCGCTGATCGACGAATCCCCGCTCGTTGTACCGGATGCACTGAGCGTCAGTGCAGCAACGCCCGCCAATGCTCCGGCGCCGGTGATCGTGCCGGTCGCGGTAAATGTCAGCCCAGCGTTGCCATCCAATGCTCCCGCTGCGTAGTGGACCGGCCAATACTGCGATCCCTTCGCGCGGTAGTCGAACGGGCGGCGATAAACGTAGTTCACGACTTGCCGTCAGGCGCTCCGTTCGCGATCGCCAAGGCATGCCAGTGTCGTGAACCGTCGCCGGCAAATCGCTTGGCTTCTTTACCTCGAACTCTCAACCACTGACTCAGCGTGATCGCGTGCTCGTAGCCCATGCGCATTGTGTTGTTGCCGATCGTGAGCAGCACGTACTCACCCTCGGTCGCCACCTGCACTTTAGTCGGCTTCAGTAGCGACGGCTTGACGCGAATTCCGAACATCAGTCTAGCGTCACGTCCAATGCGCCGGCCGCAAAACTCGGGGCCACACCCGAAGAAACCAGCAACCCGGATGTCAGCGCGCCCCAGAGAAACAGGTTGCCGGTTCCAGATACGTCCGAACCGATGCCGAAGTATGTCTCGGTCTCCGATCCGCCAGACGCCTGCGGGAAGCTGATACCCGCGTCGTTGTCCGCGACACCCGACGCGACCGTCCAACCGGACGTCGATCGCACGACGGATACGCGCGCGTACGACGTGTAACCCGCCTCGCTCGTGGACTGAGTGCCGGTCTCGTTCGGGTTTGCGGTATGCAGCGAGACGTAGAACACTCCCGCGGTCGTCGATCCGCGAAGACCCGTCGCATCGCCGACGTTCGCATAGTTCGCGTTCTCGAACAGCAGCGACAGCAGGCCATTCTCTAACCCGTTGGTTGCGCTCACGACTGGCTCTCCTGTTCATCCGTCTGTTCGGCAAGTCCTGCGGCGATGTACTTCGCCGCGCTCGCGTCGGACATCTCGATCACCGCGCCTTTCACGAACGGGACTTCCTTGAGGAACGTCCCATCCTTCTGACGATGCCTGCGGGAAATCTTGATGCCACCGTTTTCTACGATGTGGCTCAGCAGCTTGACGCGCATGGCTTACAGCTCCTCGAAGATGATCGAGCCGGACATCACCCGCGTCGCACCCGTTGCAGCAGCGAGATTCAGCCCGAGAAATCCGCTTACCGGAATCGTGGGCCGCATCTCCGGAGTGGGCAGCCACTCGAACGGCACGAGCAGCGACCACTGCTCTGCGTGAATGACGTTGCCTGCCGTGCCGGGCGTCGTGCGCGCGTAAGTCGCCGTCGTTGCGGCCGCAACCGAGTTGCGTCCGTGCAATGCGACGGGCGTGATACCCGTCCCACCGGAACCGGCTGTCGTGCGCCGGATGAGCTGAATGCGCGCGCGCACGTCGGTCGTCACACCGGCCGTGAGCCGGACCGCATGAATCCGCAGCGGCACGGACGAACTCGTCGCAAGGAATACCAGGTCCTGCGCCGCGTCCGTGAACGTCACGTTCTCGAAGGGTGCCGAGTAAAGCAGCATGGAGATACCTCTGTAAGTGAACTACATCCGCAGCAATGAATTGGTGCGGCGATACTGAGTCGGGATAAATACCTGCGCACCACCAATCGGCGGCTCGTCCGCCGAGGTCGAGCCACCGGAAATCGTCAGGTTATTGCCGACACCGCTGATGTCCGTGCCCGTCGTCGCATCCGGCAGCAGCCACGAGCCGCGCAGGCCGGTCAGGCTCGCTGCGGGTGTCGCGAGCGACGGAACCATCTCGAATTCGGCGAGGATTTCGGCGGAACTGAGCACGCGCGACCATACCCTGCCGTAGCGTCGGCACCCGACCGCGCCGTCACCCCACGGCCCCTGGTCGCCGAACCAGACGTTGGTCAAATTGCTGGGCGTGTAGAACGTGTTGTCCGAGGCGAACAACGTCAGCGCGCCGTCGTACACAAAGCACTGCGCCAAGCTGTCGGAGAGCGTCAGCGCGAGGCCGACGTACACCCCGTTTGCAACGTTATAGGTGGTCATGCCACCTAAATTGGAGCTGTGCCCGCCACGGATCTGCGTCGCGGAAACGATCTGTATCAGCGCGCCGCCGCCGGACCTCGTCAGCCCAATGACATCGCGACCGTTGGTTGAATCCTCCTTGCGATACAACTGAAGCAGCGTGCCGTTCGTCGAATTGCCGAGCGCTGCGGCGCCGTTGAGATTGGCGTATCCGGCAACAGTGGCGAATCTAAGCGACATAGCCGAATCGCTCGATGTCTTCGCTGTAGAGGCGCGCGATCAGGTCGGCGCAGTCATCGTCGCCCATGTTGATATCCGCCGACTCGTTCAGGCGCGGCAGCGGCTCGCCGAAGTAGCGCGTGAATTCCTCCGGCAGCGTCTCGAACCGCAGCAGCAGATCGACCGGCGCATCCAGCCAGTACGATTGCGGCCACGTCAGCAGGTTGTCGCGCAGCAGGAACTCGCGGAACGTACGCGCGTCGCCGAGGCAGGCTTTCGCGAGCGAGTGCGGGTTCGTGAGCGCGAGTCGATAGGCGCTGCGTGCCCGCTCTGCCGGATGACGCACGACGGCGAAGCGCGGGCCCGGCACTTCCGACGCGCGCCGATGCTCGAGCCGCACGCCGAGAGCGCTCGCAATGCTCGTGCTGCCGGTACGCGGGATGGCGACGAAGTTCAGATCCATGCTCACGCGGCCCGGTAGAAGTACACGTCTGACAGGGCCGACGGCACGCAGAGATACCCATTGAGTTCCGCTACCCACTGAAATCGACCCTTGGTCCCCGTGCCGGCCTGAGCCGCGGGCGTCGCGCCTGTGAACGAGCGCGTCGTCCATGCCGGGTTGCTGCCCGCCGCCAGACTCGATGCCGAACACTCGTACACGTCGCGCGAACCTGCGGCCGGAATGACGAACATATCGCGGTCGTAGTCGTAGACCATCGAGTGCGTCGCCGTGCTCGGCGGGCGAGGAATCGCCTGCCTGCGGCCCGCGTAGGGCGGCGTCAGCGTCGGCCAGTAAATGCCCACCGGGCCGCTGCTGCTGCCCATGACGAGCAGCGCGCCGCGGCGCGTGTCGACGGCGAGCATCGCGGAATCGCCGCTGACATACGTATCCGCATTCGGCTCCACCGACCAGACGCCGGTGCCGATGTCCATGATCTTGAGCGGATGGAAGAAGTCCGCGCCGTGGTAAATGTACAGGCGGCCGTTCCACGCCGCGCCGCCACCGCCCGTGCCGGTGCTGCCCGTGTTCGGCGCCGCATTCGCCGCGAGGCCCCACGTCGAGGTGTCCGTGTCGTACCAGTGCGGCCGGAACATCCCGACGTTGCCGTCGCCGTAGTACGCGCTCGCGCCAATCGCGTACAGACGCGCGCCGATGCCGACGAGCCAGTTGTAGGTGTGGTTCGCCGGCACGCGACCATCGGTGTACGTCGTGTTGCCGTTGCCGGACGTGCACTGACGCACCGCGCCGAGTGCGGAGGGCGCTGCGCCCAGACTCCACGTTGGCACATTCGATCCCGTGCCGAATAGCGGGCCGTACTTGATCGTGCCGTTCCACGAGCCATCGTTGTGCCCGCCGCCGTAGCAATGTAAGTAAGGCCGGCCGGCCTCGTAGACGAGCGCGCCACCGCTATACGGATCGAGTCGCGCAGACTCAGTGCCGGGATAACTACCCGCTCCGGCCGACAGCGCTACAGAGCGCTGGGTCGACGTGTCGCTCAGAGTCTGCGAAAGATTGACGATCGCGCCCGCCGACGCCGGATACCACGACGGCATGGAGGGCGCGGCGGCGACGGAGAACCGGATCGTCTTGTCAGCGTAGGCCATGCGCTACACCTGCGGGCACGCGATCGTCTCTTTCGAGAAGATCACCTGGTCGTAGTCGAAGTTGAACGCCTCAGTCGCGAACGCCGAGCCGTTGTGATAGATCGCGAGAATCAGCGCGTTCCAACCGGGCAGGTTCGGCGCGCCCACGCTGTTGCTGCCACCGTCGAAGTGCGCGGTGTACAGCGTGTCCCAGATCTTCGTGTAGCTGGTCTGCCCCTGCTGCGCGGCCCAGATCTCGATGCGCGTGCGATTGCCGCCGGTGCCGCTGTCGGTGCCCGGCGTGACGTGGTACAGCAATGTGTCCCAGCCGCCCGAGTAGCGCCAGCCGACACTGGTGTTCGAGATCGAGACAGACTCGTTGTGCTGCGAGCCGCCGAACGGATTGAAGTTGTAGCCGCCGTAGATCCGATGGCGCCCGTACTGTCCAGTGACATCCTCGCCAGCCGACTGGCCGTAGGTCACGATCTCTTGCTGCGAGTAGCTGCCGTTCGTGAGCGTCAGCCAGACCAGCTTGCCGGTGATGTTGAAAAAGCTCTGAGACGGGTTATCGGGCGGCGGACCCGGCCGCTGCGCCCGACGCACGCGCACTTGCAGCCAGAAGTCCGAGCCCTGGAACCGGCCTGGATTCGACGCCTGATGCGCGGCATTCATGTACCAGCCGGGATTGGGCTGATTGCCCCAGTTGTAGAGCACACCACCGCCGTCTGTCGCGTTGAACTCAACGGGCGTGATAGAGCCCCCCGCACCGGGGTCGTCTACTCCGCGCCCGTTGCCCGCGCCGGTCAGCGCATTGAACGGCCGGTGCCAGTACGAGCCGCCGCGACCCGCTGCGCTTCCGAGCGGATAGGTGAGCCTCATGAAACCGCCGCCGTCGGCGCCGCCACTGGCTTGGTGCGTGACGTACTGTCCGCCAGGCCCTGTGCCGAGCGGGTCGTTGCCGCTGCCATACCCGTTGGTCCAGCGGAACTGATTGACCTCGGCCGCGCTATCGAAGTTGTGATGCCAGACGACGCCCGCACCGGAAATGCGCGCAGCCCAGTCCGCAGCCGCTGAGGTGTCGTACGCCCGAAACGTCAGGTCGTAGTCGCCCGGCGTGGTCGGCGTGCCAGC